CATTTATTTTGTATAATTTTAGCGGGAGCTTTAGTCAATATAACTATACGCCCTCTTCAGGCTTCTTCACCACCTTTATTAAAAGTCACAAGGACGGACAAAAGCAAGTATATCAGCATAGCAAGACATAAACGCACGACGTTCAGAAACAAGTATAATATACTGCAACAAATCTTGCAAGTCAACATCACGCCGACAAATAAGACCTTGCAAGTGTTTAATTTTATTTTCATATTCAACGTCACGCGCCAAGCCATACTGGACAATAAGGATATACAAACGTTCCGAATCACTCAACAACAGAAACACCACCAAAAAAGGAATCCAAATCCGATAAAACGGACACCAAACGAGAAATACACGAAAAATCAAACACAACCACAGTAAAAGCACATTCCAAAGCTTCGCGCATTTTTAAACGAACCCTACGGCCAAGCTCAGAAAGCCGAGACGGCTCGGAAATCAAAGTTTTCAAAATGAATTTATCAGTATCAGTCAATTTAAGATCAGTTAAAACAAGCTGTTCACGTTGAATATAAATTGCAGGTAAACTATCAACTACAGCTGAAGCTTTAAGACGTGTACAAGTTATTTCAAAACGAGTCAAAGGAAAATCTAATTTACTCTCTTTTTGCTTATTATACAGTTTACAAAAACCATGTTCATGCCGACTGCCTAAATATTCCGTCTTATCAACAGCACTATTAAAGATAGTTTGATATTTGCGTTTATCCTTAACCAAATAAAGCGAATCGCGAGAAAAAGGAAAATCAACAGCTATATCATACTCCCCTACTTCAACAAATTTACTGTAGAAACGAAGAAGAGCGAAAAGCTCGGAAACAAAATCACAAGGCATACACTTATTCGGATTTAATTCTAACTTCCAAGTATCAAGAGTTTTATCATATGACTGAAAATGAGTACCAAGCCAAAAAGAAAAAGTATCAGAGCCTTGACAAAGTTCAAACTTGAAGTTGTTAGAATAAGTTAACTTTTTAAATGAATGATAATATGTATCTCGGAACAAAGAAACCGAAAAAGGCATTTCCTCATAGCAAGTAAAACGAATCATAAGCAACCGCAAACGGGCTGAAAACTCGTCCCAACAATCATATAAAAAAGAACCATGCAAAACCAATTTATCAACAGAATAACAATAATCAGACTTATCAACAAAAGAGCAATAATACCGCATATATATCAACTCCAATGTACAAAAGTACCTATGTTCCCCCCTATTAGATATAGCGGGGGAACAGTTTATTCAACTTCTTCAAACCTATGCCAAACGGCATATTCATAATCTTCAAGGTCAGGGCGTTCCCAACTGTCGAAAAACTTATAATAAAGCGGACGTAAGCAATAACGATGAACACGGCAAAATATACGTTCTATTATGTTAGGAAATCTATAGCCCTGCACAATCTCTTTTGTCTGCTCGTTTATATCTAAGCACCTGTATATCTGAGTAGCAATAGAGATAAAAGCAACTTTTTTAACACGATAAAGAGAACTTGTTATATCACGAATCTTTTTATCAACACCATCATATTGCTGAGTAAAATATATAACATCACAGTTATAATGACGATGTAACAGGAAAAAGGATTTATGAAATTTATCAAATTGCTTGAAATCTCTCGAATCTGCATCGAGAGTTATTTCATCTAACAAAATAAGACTATTTTCAATAGAAAAATGACCCAAATCCTTATAATCTATTTTATAACAACCGTCACAATAGAAATTTGTAAGAACTTTATCATAACGAGACTTATTTTTCTTTATTTTTCTTAACTCTTTTTGAGCAATCATAGTCAAAAATGTAGTTTTACCACTACCAGGCAAACCGAAATAACCTTGAATCATTTTTCGACACTCCTATACAAAGAAATACATAAAAAAACAATGCCATACAAAGCAGACAAAGCAACAACAGGAATAATAATAGATAAATTTGGAAGATTAGAGAAGATATCAAAAACAAAATCAAAATACATAAAAACACCACCTTATAAAGTTATGACGGCGTGCGCTAAAGCTGTGCACGCCGTCAACAGACAGGTTAAGAAACAACGCGCTTGACAAGACCGATACAAGCACCGACAGCAAAGATAGCAATACCAATCAGGAAGAGAGGAGTGCTAAGCATCTGCTGAGCCATTGACGTGAATCTCTCAAGAATCCACGAAAAGGCAGTAGTAAGAGTATCAAGACCACCACCAGCGGCAACATCTGCAACGATAACAGGCATCATTTTCACCACCTTCATATTATGACATTATAATAAATTGCAATTATTATCTAATTTTCTTATTTTCTGAAAGTATTTGATACAATACCAACAAGAAGGTTAACAAAAAGTAACACGATAGAAACGCAAAGTATAGCAGAGGACGAGATAAGTATAACTTGTATATACTCATCACTAACAGCACCACTAATACCAAGCTGTTCAACAAGCCAATTATAAACACTCAAACATTTCGCCCCCTAACGGTCACGAACTTAAAAGCAACAATAACGAGCAGAATAAAAAATACAGCAATAAAAATATACATAGCACGGTCACGCAAAACGGTAAGCAAATCAACAATTGTATTAATTTTATCTGCTATGCGGTTAGTGGTGAGCCATTCATAAATATAGCGAGAGTAAGTATCATACATTAATTTTAACCCCCTTTATTTTTACGAGCCGCCGCACGCTTTGCACGCTCTTCGGCTTTATGCTTCTCTGATTTATAATAGCCTTGTGCGTTAGTCGGTCCCGTCTTGACAACATTCAAAACGCCAACTATCACAATAGACATTATAACAATAGCGATTGAAAAGGTAAGCAAATCAACGCCCGCGAATATTTCAATAGACTTCATAACAACAACTATCTTCTCAAAACAGACAAAAAGTAAATCAAAAACTTGAGACATTAACCACCTTGCCCCCTTCCGAGCACAAGATAAATAACAGAAACAGTGATAGACAAAGTAGCAAAAACAATAAGAATCGAAGGAAGATAACCAACAGAAGTAACCAACATATTAACACCGACAGGTATCAACATGATAAACGTTATTAACTGCTGAATAAGATTCACAACCATATCGAGAAGAGTTTGGAAGAAACTCCCCAATTCTTTAAGGAAATCAATAATATAATTCACGAATTAACCCCCCGACAGTTTGCGACCAATTAAGAAGATACAAAAACCAAAGAAACACGCGAAGAAAATCAAAGGAGTTATACCAACAGTATCAACTAAACGGATAAACAACTGATTGATAGATGCAAAAGCGTGTGAATACGAAGAAATATCAATAGAATTTTTGAGATCGTCAATAGCCTTAAAATCAACAGTAGGAAGATTATTTTCGGCGTCCTTTAATTTGCCAGCAGAATCTTTAAAAGAACCGTCGTCCCACTTATCATAGGGAACAGAAGGATTTATAGAACTATCAATTTTATCACCAAGCTTGTCAAGAGACTTGTCCAAATCCTCCGTAGTTATATCAGTAATAGTAAAATCATTAATATAAAAAGTAAGCTCCGTAGACTTGTAAGACGAATTATTAGATTGATAAAGAGTACCTTTAATCACAGGAACAACACTAACAGAGCCTTCAGGCAGAGTGAAATCAATAGATACAGACTTGCCGAAATTAGACATATTAATAGTTTGCGAAACCTTGAGAAGAGACAGCAAAGGCACGTCGGGCGAAGATTGATTAGAAAGATAAAAATCAAAAGAACCGCTCGACCTTGAGAAACTTGCAGTAAAGGAAATACGATAACGGCGACCACCTTGCAATTTTGAAAAAGGTGTCATTGAGTTATAATGATAAAAACTTTGCGTATCATCATTTTTAGCCCACACATAATGAACAGCGGTATAGCCATTAGAAACAGGAAAAGTAACAGAAGGAGAATTACTACCGCGCCAAATATTAGAAGGGATAAAACCAGTAACAGATTTATAATAATAAACAGCGTCGGAACTGGTAGAAGGAGCAGAAACAACAGAAGGCGAATTATATGTCTTATGCTCCGAAGCAGAATATATTTGACTACCAGAAGCAGAAGAAGTAAGAACACCATCAAAGAAATCAGAATACGGCACACCTTCAACAGCATAACCAGAAACAACGCTATCATCAGCAAAAGAAGTCAGAACGCATGAAAAAACCAACACCAGCGCGACAGACAAAAAAGCTATTAATTTTTTCATATGCTCACTTCCTTTTAATATAAGGGGACGGGCTTTCCCGGGTCACCCGTCCCCGATAACAAAGCCTTATGCGGTAGGCTTGATATCCGTAAGATAACCGCGACGACCGTCAAACTCATAAATGAAATCATAGACTTCATCGGGCTTAAAACCGAATTTAGAGAGCGGACTCGATGAACTGATAAAAACAGTATCAACAACACGACCACTAACGAATTTGGACTGATTCTCTGTGCAGTCCTTAACAACATGAAGCTTTACACCGCGAACGGGCGTATCTGAATCCTTCGGAGTAAAATCGACTTTCTGAACACCAACAACAAGCATTTTCATTTTTTGTACCTACTTTCAAATTAATTTTTAAACAACATAGTTCAGTTGTTAACTAAATAATAGTCCACTAATGAACTATTGTCAATAGTTTAATAGTGAACTATTGTATAATCTACTTATTACACAAAAACAAAGAGGTATAATTATGGACTATGCACAAAGAATCAGAGACATAAGAGAAGATAACGACCTGAACCAAACACAAATTGCAATGATATTAAAAACAACACAATCATACTACGCACAATACGAAAACGGACATAGGAAGTTACCAATTGACCACCTAATAACCCTATGCAAGTTTTACAACATATCAGCAGATTATTTACTCGGCTTAACAGATATACCCCGCAAACTCAAATAACCGCCTACGGCGGAGCTGATAAGGTGAGTAGGCAGTGCAAACCGCAAATACTACGCTTGCGCCGAGGAAGCAACAGCAGAACAGAAGATATCAGTCGAGCGCACCAACCAAGGCATACGCGCATGCCTTGACCGCGAATACGCGCACAAAGTAGCATAAAAAAACAGCCCAAGCACACGCGCTTGAACTGTTGATAATAACTAATTTTCTTTTTAGATATCATTTATTTTGTATAATTTTAGCGGGAGCTTTAGTCAATATAACTAT